AGCGCCGGTCTCACATGCTGCCTTGATGACTGCCGCCGCATAAGCCGGATTGGCACCCGAGTAGCTCAAAACCAACCGATAGTTCTTCGGCAGGTTGCGATAGACGCGCTTATACACCTTCGTGTAGTCGTAGAACTGAACCGATGGGAAAGCCTCAAAGATCGAGGCGTAGCGGTCAGAACCCCATTCCTCGACATGCTGACCGGCAGCGTTGAGGTTGTTCGAGACCCACGGGATTTCGACAGGATGCGCGACCTCCCATTGAATGTCGCTGGTACCGTTGAGCCGTATCGCAGGCTTGACGCCCTTGCGGTGGCAGTAGCGGACAAAGGCTTCAATGTCGCGGACAAGCTCAGCCATGAACTCCGCACGGTTAGCCAAGTAGCGCTTGGTCTTATTGATGCGAGAGGTCTGGATTGAGGAGTAGACACCGCCCAGACCGGCCTTGTTCAGGCAACCGGTGATGCAAGCGGCTTGTTCAGCCATCGGGCAGACATTGGAACCTGCCAGAGTATACGGCGCAAGGTACATGATGGCGGTTTCATACTCACCGTCACCCTTGATTGTCTTGGCGTTGTTGCCAGAGCGGATTGTGTTGCTCTTGAACATGGTTATCCCCATTTGTGCAATGGTTGCGATAGTGCAACCGGTTGGACATAGTGAGCCCGAGCGAGTGGCTCGAGCCTCTATGGTCAACGCTGGTGACCGTGGTTGAATTGAAGGAAGACAAGGATTGAAGCGAGAGTGACGAGTATGTCCGTCATGCGGTTTCAGCCCAGCGTGGCAATCGCCCATTAACCTCGTGAAACTCCACCACCTGCTTTGCCTCGTGGTATTTCTGAGATGCGGCAGGATGGTTGCTGGAGAGTTGGTTGGCATAGTGATCGCGGCGAGTTTGCCAATCATCTAAGGTCAATTTCATGCCGTCACCTCAGTCCAAGCCTTCAAGTCGTCGGCGATGGCGTCTGAGTTGCGATCAAGCACCATGCCCTTGATCCAGTCGCGGTTGAAACTCATGTATCCCGTTGCATCCACGCGGCGCTCAAAGTCCACTGCATGCAGCTTGGTATGGTCGCTGGTTTCGCTATCCCACATGAGGCCCGTTACAGTCCAAATCGGTTTCATTGGTTGTCTCCGGTTGATGACATTGGCAAGTGACACACAACCCGAAGGCTATGGTCTCTAGCTAAGGTCATACCTTAGGTAGTTTTGCGGTTCCGATCGGCGTTCGCGGCCTTTAGTCTCGGTTTCCTTAACTGCCAGCCTTGCGGTTGGCGCTCATCTATTGAAGCGGGACTAGATGACGTCCGGTGATTATGAAGTTGTCAAAGAACCCAGTGACCGTAGCCGCTGCTTAGTGCCAGTGAGGAGGAAGCTCCCCGCCACCCCGTCCCGCCGAAGCGCTTCGTTTGGTGTGATTTAAAGGTATCATATTGCTTTCAGTATTGCAACAGCCTTTTTGATGAAAAGAATAAATAAACGACAAGCATTTGAAAACACACAGATATTTCTGCATGTCATCGCAAAACTATCGTCTTCAGCAAGAGAAATAGAAAGCGCCTGCATGTGTTACGCGCGGGATAATGTACGCGCATGTAAGGGCTCGCCGGTCAACCATCGGCCACTATCGCCGACCATGGTCTTGCCCGTCGAACCGTCGCCCTGGTATCAATTGGACACAACTGAATTGGACGCTATTCCATTGGTCACTATCGCGTATCTCAACAACGAGTTGGTTGCAATGCTATCAGACACTATCGATTACCACGGTATGCTATGGTGTCCTATGGTGTCGTGCGCTATTAGTTATCGCATACATCGATATCGAGATGAACGCATGCAAACAATTCAATTGGACACGACCATTCTACCCTCGCAAACCACAGATAGCGCTTGGTAATAGATGTTGCATCTGGTGTTGCCCATTGATTTCATTTGATAATCAGCCTCGAATGGGCAAATCCATGGGAGAATGGGACGAATCCGGCCAGCCGCCAGCCGATCGAAGGGGGGCACGGGGGGTCCACGGCGCGGGCTATCTATATGATGCCACCAAATAAATTTGTGGTGAAAACATCTGGACACCTCGGTCCACCATGGTCTACCTCAGAAATCCAAGGAGAAGCTAATGAACCCATTCGTCGTATTCGTCTCGCTGCTCGGCATCGCCTGCGGCTTGGCTGTGGTTGCCCTGCTGGTTTACATAGTTGTCAAGGGTTTCCGTGAGGGGAATTACACCGGCCCTTATCTGGTGTTCGGTGCGGTGGCTTTGGTTGCCCTCGGTCACCAGCTCTTTCCTAACGTTCAGCCTTAAGCTTACCTTGGTGGGGGTCCCCTGATGGGGGTGGCCCCTTTAACCCATGGCTACCGGGTATGACCTGGGTCTCCTCGGGTGGGACCTTGGTGACCCTCGTTCCTCTTAGGTAAGACCATGGTTGACCATAGGTAACCATAGGTAACGTAGGGGACCCGTGCTAGGGGGCAACCTATTCAAACAGAGGTGAGACCCCAGTGGTACCAGGGTCTCAGTGGTAGCGTTAGAAGAAGCGAAGGGCAGAGCCCTGAGCCCCGTCACCGAAGACGTCAAGGAACTTGTCCAGCTCAGCTTGGAGGGCATCCTCCTTCATCTGGGCAGCCGAGGTGCGATCATTCCTAGAGAGGAACTCGACCCAATAGGCGACAGCCCCGGCAACAGCATCGACACGGTCATCCTTGGCCAGAGAGCCCCGCTGAGCGGTGATCCTCGTAAGCTGATACATGAGCCGCATGTAGGTCTGCTCCTCGCGAGCGTAGCCCTCCGTGGACGTGTAGTCCCATTCAATGACAGCCTCATCCACGATCAGCCGATGCTGGTTCATGATGGGTTCGAGGGTGTCGATGATGCGGACTTCCTTCTGGTTCTTGGCCCATTCGCTGTCCTCGATCTCGCACCGGTAGGTGTTCATCGCTTCGTTGCGTAGGAGCTGGGCGAACATGCCGTCGCCGAAGTTGGGCTCGACGATGATCTTGTTGACCTTCTGCTTGGCGGCGCATCTCAGGATGTCCTTGAGGACAGCCGTATCGTAGCCCTTGTTGCGGGCAACGCCCATGGCCGTGAGGAACAGGTTGCCGTGAAGGTGCTTGACGACAGCCCAGACGGTCTCGTCACCGCCGCGACCCGAGGGGTCAACGAACATGACCGAGCCTTCATACGGCAGACTTTCCTTATCCCACCACATTGGACGGTGGTAGCCGTCGCCGGGGAGACCGACAGCCTGAAGGTGGTCGATGCGCTGATCCTTACCAGAGGCCCACGAGAGAGCCTGCGGGGCACGATTGATATCCAGCGGCATGACGATCAGGTCGGAGAGCTTCAGCGGGAACTTGTCTTGGTCAGACAGGCTGGTGTCGAGCATGAACTGCAGGGCGAAGCCAGAGCGACCATAGGACAACTCTCGTTCACCGAGGTCGGTGTCGGAGAAGCGCTGGGGGTCCGTAGACTTACCAGAGATGTCGTCACCGGCATCAGCAGCGGCGCTGAGAGCCTTGGTGATCATGGGTGCTAGACGCGGACCATACTTGGAGAGCTGCGTCTCAGAGGGATACCTGGCAGGCCAGACGCGGAGGATATAGCCACGCTCAGGCAGGACGTTGTAGAGCGACTGTTCGGACTGCGGTGTCCCGAGGTAGATGATGCGGCCCCCCGGTTTGAGGACGGCGTCGAACTCCTTGACCTTCTCTCCGAGGATGTCTCGCTTGAGCTGGGTGTCGGAGTTGTTCGGGACTTCGATGTCGTCGGCGATCAGGATGTCAGCACGGGAACCAGCGATCTGCGAGTTGATGCCGAGCGACTTGACGGACGGTGCATGCGATGCGGTAGCTGGCCCGACGTCGAAGGCGATCATGGACGAGCGCTGATCGGGGCCAGGGCGAAGGTGGGCGCACATCGGCATCTCAAGGATGATACGCATCGTGAAGATCGAGAAGTCGTCCGATCGGTTCTTCGACGCTGAGATGACGAGGATGTTGAGGTTCGGATTGCGCAGCAGGCACCAGACCACGAAGGCCGAGGTGACCCAAGACTTCCCTACCCCACGGAAGGCTTCAATGACGGAGCGCTTGGGGCCATGCTGCAGGAAGTCTGCGATGTCGTACTGAACTGGGGTCGGCAGCTTGCCGTCGAGGAACTGCTTCCAGACGAGGAAGAGGAAGTTCTTGAAATTGGACAGGATCGGGTCGGCCTGCGTGGTTAGCGCGGTCGAAGACTTAAGGTTCGTCACATTATTCCTGATAGTGGAGAGATTGGCTCACAGAGCGCCCCGCCGAGAGGCACGGAGGCATGCGGATAGGCAGTCGGTCCATAAATGAACCAACGCTCTCAGCGGGGCTGTGTGTGGATTTTAGTGAGTGTAGTGCTCTTCGTCGTCCTGCTCGGACCCCGTAAAGGGGAGCATTTCGGCGATTTCGTTCACTTTCTTGTTGCTGTTGGGTGCGATGTTCGTGCCGGTGTCCTTGAGGAACTGCCGGACTACGTTGAAGGTCGCAGCGTCGGGGGTGATCTGATGGACCTCCCCGTCTTTGTCTACAATGGTCTTGCCGTCCTTGAGAAGCTTGGCGAGCTGGTCCGCGAAGTTGTCGAACAGAGCTGCCATGCTCTCACTATTTGTCTTCATTGCGCTTCCTAAGCCATTCGGAGGTCTTCGTGACGATCTGGATAGTGAGCCAGATGGCGCCGAGAATTGGGGTAACTGTCGCGGCCACCTGAGATACCGAAGTCAAGCTCGGGAGCCAGAAGGGGGTCATTAGTGCGGTAGTCGCAACGACGGTCGTGTTATGTTCCACAATGGTCATGCCTGTGTGTTTGCTGCCCATAGCCAAAGATCATCTAGCTGTTCGGGGGTGATGTTGTAAGTAGAGGTGAGTGAGACGACGAGCGGGTTCAAGCGCTGGAAGCCCAGGCATTCTTCGAGGTCGATGAGGGCGTCCTCTCGTTGGGCTGGGTCCTCGATCGCATTGAGCTGGGCGAGAACGTCGGTCTTGTAGACGCCAACCTCCCGAGCCGCCTTCCAGAACGTGGTCGGCTTAAGCTCGGGGTAAGTGGCGCGAAGGTCGTCTATGGTCGGCTCGACGGGAGCGTCGATGTCGTAGTTTCCCCGGTGGTCTTCAAGCCACTGGCGGATGGCGGGGTTCACTCCGTGCGGATCGTTGGGATAGCTCCCGTAGTCCGTATCGAAGGTCACCCCTGTTTCATCCTGCAAGGTGACATGAACGATAAACACGTCTGCCTGCGGGGTTGACGTAACGGAGTTAACCGAAACGAGCGTGATGGTTTCCATTTATGAGACCCTTTGGAAGGCTTGGCGATCGTTCGAGCAGACACCTTTTGCTCTCCACGTACCTGCGAGAATGGCACCGGTGCCGAGTGTAGACAGACACCAATCCTGAGTGTCACCGGAGTAGACCCTGAGTGTCTGCGCTTCGTTTCTTGGACGGATACTTGCGTTGTTCCAGACGATCAGTATTTGACCTACAGGGTAGTTGACCTCGTCGGGGTTGCTGCTGACGGTGAACTGGACGATACTTCCAACTGGGACACCTGAGATAGCTCCAGCGTTAGCCGCGTAGGCCACAGAGAAGTTCGACGGGTTGTAGACGTACATGCTGACACCGTCGTTACCACCCCACAGCCAGCTAGGCTGACCGGCCTGACC